ATAATCTTCGTACATTTTTTCCAACTGTTCGTTTACTTTAGCAACTACAGCTGCTTCGAAAATGGTTTTAACTTGTGACTGGAATTCTTCAGTAAGTTCTTGTCCAGCAAGCATAGCATCAACGTCTTCTTTGACATCGATATCTTCTTTGGCAACCTTATAAGATGCATTCATTTTTTTCTTAGGAGACTCTTTGACTTCTTCTTCGTCTTCGTCTTCGTCTTCGTCACCATGCATATCTTCTTTCTTAGATGACTTAGACTCTGCGACTTCTTCATCGTCTTCGTCTTCATCATCTGCCATTTCTTTCTTAGAAGTTTTAGACTCTTTCTTTACTGATTCCTCAGCTTCGTCTTCGTCTTCATCATCACCATGCATATCTTCTTTTTTAGAAGTTTTTGCCTCAGTGACATTTTCTTGATCTTCTTGAAGGTCATCAATTAGTTCTTCTACCTGAGAATCAATCTCTTCGGCTTCAGAAGCAACAACTTCTTCAATCATATCTTCGTTTTTTAAATCTTCCATTTTGTTTCTCCTTAGAGTTTTAATTTATATTTATTTATAATATTTAAAGTTTTGACACAAAATCTTTGAAAACTCTCAGTTTTGTTTCTTCTAATTGTTGCCTTTTGGCCTTTTTGAGAGAGTCTTGGTATTCTGCAATTCGAGCTTCTCTAATAATACCGTTTTCCCAAACCCACTCTCTACCTTCCATAATACCTTCTACAAATGCATTAGGTGCAGAAGGGTCTGCAACGATGTCTGCGGCGGTTGCAAGATAAAAATCATCTTGAACAACATTTGCACCACCAGACTGTTTTACACTACCCATACCTCTAGAAGAAACACCTAAAGATGCACCTTCTTTAATAAGGTTATTAACGATAGCGCCATAAGGAGTATCTGTCATAATTTTTGCTTTACCAATAAAATTATCACCATCTCTCTTAAGCTCTTTAATCATATGGGAAACTCTTTCCAGATTGATAGTCGGGCCTTCTGGGTGTCCAAGTTCTCCAAATGCTCTATTTTTTTGAATGTAGTTTTCGTTATATCTTTCAACTTCTCTTTCGAGAACTTCTGTAGGATATACTCTGCCATTTCTATTCTTGACATTTGATTGCAAGAAATACCTTCGATGAAAAGGTCTTTTCCTTTGGATTCCACCAGAATGTCTTCAACTACTTCTGTAATTAGTTTCATAGTCCTGTCCTTCTTTGAAGTGATCTTCTTCTACGGAGATTTGCAACATTAATCTTGCCTTTTCTTTTTCTTGCGGAACGAGTATTTCTAATACTCATTTTTCGCATATCGCCTGGATTAATCTTGACCTCTCTCTTGTTAATTACTTTATAACCGGCCTTATCAGACACATATTTAATTTTTCTCTTACCTTTTCTGATGACTATTTTTCTTTTAACAGCTTCATCTAAGTCATCCTCCAAGAATTCTAAAAAAGAATGCATCTTTTAAACCCTTTAATATTTATTCTTCGTTTTCAACATCACTATGTACAGGATTATTAAACATTGTTTTTGCAAAATCCTGTTTGTAATTGTCGATTTCTTCCTGTCTCTTTGCATCAAGTAATGATTTAATATCATCAGTAACAGCGGACGCTTTACCTAAAACAGAATTATCTACAATATCTATTGTTATATTATTTATATTATCTTCATTCTCTGTCATTTAAAAACCCTCATCTTCTTTTTTACCAAAAAGCGGATCATCCGCCTCTTTCGCAATTTCATCTTTCATATTTTTAATTTCTTCATCACTGAGTTTTAGAATATTTCTCTGTACCCAAGTGTTGGAGTAGTACTTGCCAATTTGATCTGCCATCTCACCGGCGAGTGTAATCCTATCTCTAATCATTTCAGAATTTTTAATTTCTGAATAATATGAATCTTGTGTAAAATCAAAAATCAATTCTTGTGAGATTGATTTCCACTCTTCTGATGTAATCACACCTTTCAAAATCAATTGTGTCTTAAGTAAATCTAAAAATAAATTACTAAATTGATTTCTAAGTCTAACAATAAATCTATTAAATTTATATTCATCTCTAGAAATTTCAGTCGCTCTTCCTAATGCAAGAGACTGATCTGGTTCTAATCTAGATGCAGGAACATTTAAAGATTTATATAACTTTTTCTGGAAGTATAATACATCTTCCATTTCTCCCAAATTTGTTCCGCCAGGCAGAGTCTCAATTTCTGTTCCTCTACCACCTTCTCTTCTTGGGAACCAAAAATCTTCCAACATAGACATATGTTTGCGTTCATCTTTAATTTCACCAGTAGATGAATCATATGCAACTTTATTCTTATATCTATTCATAATGTCGGCAATATATTGTTCTGCCTTAATTTTAGGAAGATTACCAACATCAATATAGAAAACTCTTCTTTCTGGTGCTCTTGTCCATCTGTATATTACTACAGAGTCTTCTACCATTTTTAATTGATTTAGTGCTTTAATTGCCTTGTGTAAGTATCCAATTGTATAATTTCTTTTTGCATCTTTTAGTCCAGAACTTACATAAGCAATCGCATCAGGAGAAATGGGAATGCCTGTAGTTTTATCTGCACCATTAATAATACCCTTTTCATTATACAAATAAAATTCTTTTACTGATTTAATTAATGTGGGCCCACCAGGCTTTTCGTCCTTTTCTATTTCTTTGACTTTTTTGATAGTGCGTGGGTCGATTTTTCTGAGTTCTTTGATACCTTCTTTTGGTTTATTTTCATCAATAATGATGTGAAAATAAAGTCTTCCATCTATATACCAAGATCGAAAGATATCGTATCCTTGATTTTTAAAATCAAGAATATTTAAAATGTTATTGAATTCTTCTGTGATTTTTCTTCTTACAGTTTCTGTCTGCTCAAGATTTTTAGTTAATAATTTAACTGGATAATCATCCGTTTCATTAACTATTGCTTCAGAAACAATATCGTCAATAGCAACCTCGACTTCTGGATAGATTGACATATCTCTATATCTATCGATAAGTTCTTGATCGCTTCTTGCGGTATTTTCTAAATTTAAGAATGTACTGTAAAAATTCGAAGAAACTTCTAAGGTGTCTTCATCATTCGCCCCACTTGGTGGGACGAATGATTTAAGATTTTTGTTTTCCTCTCCAGTTTTTAGAAGAGTGAAGCCAAATAATTTAATTTCCATACTATATCCAACTCTTTAATTATTTAAATTAAGAAGTTACAACGTTATCATGCTGCCAATAGTCATATGCGAATGTTGCTGTAAATTCTTCCAACTGATCGTTTGCGTCCCAAGAAAGTTCTACTGCACCTAGTTCAGTAGGGAATAATCCTCTAAACTCGTAACGAGCGATAACATTTCCTTGTCCGTCCTTGCCGTAATGTTCTACAAATGCATTTGATTTGTAAGCGGCAAGCGAATTTGATGCAAACTGTTGTGTATTCAAGTTATGTTGATTGATTGCGTTCATCCACTGTTCCAGAGAATTTCTTACACCAAACTCTTCAGTATTGATAACAGTAACAGTCCATGGTTCAAATGTTCTATTACCAGCAACCCTTACCTGTCTACCAAAGTAAGGAACATCAATCTGAGCGATTGTTGAAGAAGGAATCTGAGCAGCTCTTACAACGAATGCAAGTTCTGTTGGGGCGGCAGCACCTACCCCAGCAGGGAAATTCATTCTAACTCTAAATAAGTTAGGACGAGCGCCACCATCTGCAAAGTTTGACTTAAATTGTTCTATGTTGAATGCCATTGTTTATTTTCTCCTGTTTTCTAATCTATTTATATTAAACTGCACCAACAATTTCATCAAAATCAACACCAGTTCTAACTGCAACAAAGTTGAGTTGAATGAAGTTGATCGATCTTGCAGGTTTAATGTAGATGTCACCCACGAATTGATTCTGATCAATCACTTCGGCAGTGTTGTTTGTTTCATCACAAACTACTCTGAAGTCGTAAATACCTCTTCTTCCTTGTACTTCACGCAAGAATGGTTCGATAAGAGAAGTAAACTGTGATCTAGTGAACTCATCATTGAACTCAAACAGAGTGAACTTGGCAGCGGCAGCAATAGACTTTTCAAGTACAATAAACAATCTTCTAACATTGATTCTACTGAATGCAGAACTCTTGGTAGTGAATGTCTTATCACCAAATAATACTGTTCCCTGTCCAGAGAAGTTAACGACTGGATTAATTGCATTTTTATACAACGAATCTCTGTCTGCTTTGTCCTGTGTTTGAAGTGTTTTAACAACATTTTTGATGTTACCACGGTTAAATCCGGCAGGAGAATACCATGCATCTCTTTCTTGTTCACTTCTAACCATCAAACCAGCAACATCTCCATTGAAAGGAACCCAACGGAACTTGTCAGCGTACTTATCATACTGATATTTATAGTTTGAATCTACAAATGCATAGTTGTTTGAACCAACACTTCTCCAGAATGCAATTTGTGCATCCGAACTTCTTGCATTTGCATCAGTAACTACATCCGCATATCTTGGAGACAGACATGCAACTGTATCTTTTCTGTCAGAAGCAACTTGGATAAGTTTTGCAGCTGCAGCTCTTGCGGCATCTACACTAGATGCAATTTCAAGTGCTTCACCAGCAAGCAGGAATGCGATATCAACATTCTCAGAATCAGCAAACAAATCTGTTCCGTTAGAGAAAGCACCAGTTGTAGGTGAGATTCCGTTTCTACCGTTTCCAAACTCTCTTTCAACATATTGTTCTGCACCAGCTGCGGAACCTGTTGTGTTAAGTCTTGCAAAACTTGTCTTTGTTAATGTAATATCCTGACCCCAATCGGTAGTACCTGTTGGATGATTAAGAACATAAACATACTTCGACAAGTTGTTAATACGGTCAACATAGTAGATGTTTGTACCATCTTCAGTCTTACCGTTATTTGCTTTTGACATATTTTCTAAAACTTCTACTACTGTTTCACCAGCAGGAGACAATTCAGTAACAACAATCGAAATACCTTGTGCATCATTGGTTACTGGGTCAACGGTATTATCAGAAGCAGACGGAACTCCACTAAGAACCGCAGCGATTGATGGTTCATTGATTACAAAGTTATCATATGAAGACTCATCTACAAGATAGACCTTGTATCTATTACCAACAGAACCGGCGTCTTTAAATGCAAATTCGTGTCCACTAAATGCGGCATTGCCAAATCCAAGTGCATCAAATGCATCTTTATTTGGAAGATATACTGTTGTATTAAATGTATACGTTGTTTCTTCTGGTAAGTTTGTTCTTACAACGATGGCATCACCACCAGCAGGAGCGGTTGCAAACAAGATTCTTGTTCTGTCTCCAACTAAACTAAATCCATTAGTTGCAGCACCTTCTGTGTATGGAACACCATTAACCGTAACTTCTACTGTTTGTGTTGCGTTAACAGCTTGTCCAAGTGTAAATGAACGTCTTGCAGGAACAGTAATAGTTACTGTTTCACCTGTAAGTGGTGCATTTGAAAGGAATGTGAAATCCGCACTGTTTGCAGCAATTGTAAAGTCTGTAGATGCATATACACCGTCAACATCATTTGTTGCAGCAATAGATTGATTTTCTACTGCATATGTACCTGGCGCATTTGTCAATGTGAAAACAGTCTGTTGTGCGACATTGACTACAACTTGGTCGTTTGCATCTGCGAACAATTTAATTGCAGTGTTTGCAGGAGCAGCAGCTGTTGCAGTATTTTCAAACTCATCTGGCATATACCAAACTTTGTAAATGTTACCACCAGCAACGTTTGGTGAAATTGTATCTACTGAAATGTCAACAGCAGAACCAGCAGTATTTGCTTGGAAGTCAAATGTTGCAGAAAGTCCAATTGTTGCAGCATTTACAGATGCAACATAATAAACTGTTCCGTCAGTAAGACCTACTGCAGCACCACCATTTTCTACATAGATGACTGCATCACCAACTTGGAAACCATGGTCTGCGTTATCTAAAGTAACAGTATCGTTTGTGTCAGAAGTCAGCGTAATTCCACCACCATACTTTTGGAAGAAGTAAGCTACAGCGACTCCATCACCATTATATGTTCCTGCATCAGCGATTTCTGCGTCAGAAACTCTATCATATACTGGATAATAAAAACCAGAACCAAGATTTGTTGTTGCAGCACTAACTGCGGCACCATCCGATGAATGGATGTAATATGGCCCAGAGTTTGCTGTTTGGCCAACTGGTGTTTCAAATGTGATTGCTTGTCCAGATAGAGAGTAACGTGCTGTTGGAACAAGTCCTCCAGAAGTTTCATTTACACCTCTTACAGAAACCTGAACATCAGCACCAGAAAGAATACGAACTGGAGTATCGGTTCCAGTTGCAGCACCAGAACTAGTAACTAATGCATTGCTAGTATCTGTTCTTGGTAACAGATAATTTCCTGCACTATCTGCGGTTGTGTGTAAATCAACACTTGCAGTTGGTGCAGTAGTATTAACTGCATAACTAAATGATTGTGCAGATGAACCAAATACTGTATCAGTTGTTGAAGACTGTCCAGTAAAATTGTCTGTTCTTGCAGTTGCAATAGTTGCAGAAGCAATACCAGATATTGCGTTTTTAATTCTATTTGCGTCATTCGAATCATCATCATTCGCAACTCTAACAACTTTCAATGAATTTGAATATGAAAGGAAGTTAGCCGCTGTGAACCATGATCTATAGTTGTCTTCGGCTGGGTCGCCAAAATGATGTCTCAATTCTTCAACGCTACTTACGGTTACGATTTCGTCAATTGGGCCTTTACTAAATCTACCAACTAAACCACCAGTATTAGTGGCTAATGCTGGAACACTTGTAGAAGCATCAATCTCTGAAATGTTAACGCCAGGACTTACTTGGAATGCCATTTTTTATCTCCTTTAAATTATTTTATAGTGTATTTTCTATTTATTTATAAAAACAACAAATTCACCTAATTACCTAATTGGTGTCTTCTGTAGTCCACCTGTCTCCATCAGCATCAACAAAAGATTCGAAATCATAACTGGATGAAATAAATCCAAATGGTAACATATTTTCCTCAATATTTCTTAATCTCTCTTCATAAATTTCGTTTCTGGTGTCAATATCAGATAGTTCTTTAAAATAGTCATCTGTTGTCATCCAAGAGAACAAAATTAATGTGTCCACCAAATCGTCATTTTTACCAACATCTGCTTGATATTTATGACCCTTCGAAATAAAACTTGTTAATTCATTGATTGTATCAAAATCTTGTATGAAAATTTTATCTTCCTCAACTAAACTCTTAAGATTTAAACATCCTATTTTTTTAGTTGCCTTTGTTGTTCTAATTCCTAGTGTAGTTCCGCCTCTTCCACCAAAACCACCACTAACACTTTGCCCTTTTCTTGTGTCATTATGAATACTTATCATATTTTCATATTCTAACTCATGGTATAATATATCCGAAACTTGTTGTCCAACATCATTCACTTCTATCAAAACATAAGAGTCATTATATATCTGACACATCTTTTTAATTACAGTAGGATATACCATGGGAGGAATTAAATTCGACCTAAAAACTGCAACCTGTTTATACGGAACTTCAGACGCATCAAATATAGAGAATGCAGAATAATCTAATCCTCTACCTCTAGATACATCTACTGTAGTAAAATATACTCTTCCTTCTCTAGGCTTCTCATATATTTTTAGACTTCCATTTTCTAATTTCTCAATTGGATTTCTATATGCCAGAGTTTTTAATTTTGTTGGACTAATTAAAGTGTTTGAACTTCCTAAAAACTCAGTTTCAAATTCTTGTCTGAACTGTTCTTCAGATGTATTTTTAATTGTTGTTTTTTTCCACTCCTCATCCCTGCCTGGTACTTCACTCCAGTGTACAGAAATAGGATTATATGTATTTCTTCCTTCTTCTGCATCAACCCACAATTTATAGAAATGATTCATTCCTTGCGGAGTTGATACAATAAGAACTTTAGTTGATTCACCAGATGAAATTGTAGGATACACAGAATTAAAAAATTCCTCTGCAATTTCATTTGGAACGAATGCAAATTCGTCCAAGAAAAGAATATTAAAAGAACCACCACGAATTGCACTTGATGATGTTGCAGCTGCAAGTACCTTTGCACCGTTCTCTAATTCGATAGAACCTTTATTCCAAACCATCACGCCTTGTTGTAACCATTTTGGAAGATTCTCGTATGCTCTTTGTAGTCTGCTTAATAATTCCCTTGCAGTAGCAAGTTTGTTTGCAAGTAATGCAACAGAAACATCTTTGTTGAAAAGAATATAGTGAAGAAAGAATGCAATACATGTAATAGACTTACCAGACTGTCTCCCAATTTTACAAATAGTAAATCTTTCATCATGAAATGATCTAATCATCTTTTCTTGGAATGGATATAGGTCAAAGTTTACCAAACCCTTATCAACATTGACAATCTTCATATATGTCTTAATAAAATGTATAGGGTCTTCCATACACTTGACATATTCTGCGGCCTGTTCTTCAGTCCATTCAATTTCAACCCCAGCTGCCTTTAGATTGGGGTTGTTGTGATATACTTCACTCATCAGTATCTTCTTCTCTATTTTTACCTCTTAGTCTTTCTAAGAGTTCATTGGTACTTCCAACCAATATTGCGTTATTCACTACTTTTTGTGGAACTCCACCGTCTTTAGTGTTTTCTATTTTATTCATTGTTAATTGAAGTTCTATTAAATCTTTTGCTAAATCACCAGTGGTTTTTAGAAGTCCTGCAGTCACTTCATATGCTCTGGGGTGTTCACTTTCCCTTGCAATCATCATCAAATTTTGTAAAGATTCTTGACCCATAGAAACCAAATCTTTTAAAAGTTCTCTGTGATATTGATAGTCTTCTTCAATATCTTCGTTTCTAGATTCTTTGTCTTTATAAATTTCAACATTATTTTTTTGACGTTCTATTATCTCTTGCGATTTCTTTTCTATTTTGTTATCGATTTCAAGAAACTTACTTAACTGCTCATCATCTAGTTTCTTCATTGTTATTCTCCAAAGTCTTCATTAAATGTAGTTAAAAATTCATAGTTATCTGTCTGAAGTGCATTACTAGGGTCAGTTGTTACTGTTGCTTGTGCATATGTAACTTCTGAACTATCTAAGTCTCCCACTGTTGCAGTACTTGTTCTAATGATGTTTTGTTCTCTTGGAACACCATAGAAAAATCCATTTAATGTAAATTCTAATGTCCATAGAAGGGCTCTTCTAGATAAAAAGTCTCCTTCATAATCGTCTTCGTATGAAACAGAATTTAATGTCAATCCTGTATCACGAATTATACTTAACTCATTTGCTTCTTTTATTGGTATATTAAAGGTAGGAGTAAAGTATGGTAATATCTGTTCTACTATTTGAGTTGCGTCATCCGCATTTTTTGCCATGACTGTTAAAGTAAATCCAATATCATAAGGGACTGGATTATATACATAATTTTTAGTATTTGGGTCTGTAGAATTTTGTCTAGACATTTTTTGTGTTTTAGAAAATTTTCTTTCTGGTGCATATGTAAATCCAGAAATTTCAAAACTCATTCTAGGCAAGGTGATTGCAACAGAATCTCCAAGATTTCCTGCTGGTTGATTTATTCTTGCCAGATATTTTTGTGAAGGGCCGTATGCAAGAGGAACCTTAATCGTTTCCAACACATCTCCATTGGCGTTTCTTCTATCGATAGTAATATCATCGAATATAGAACCAAATGCAATAACATAGTTTCTAATTGTACTTCTATAATATGGACTATTACCTAACATTAGTAATCCTCACTGAATGGGTTTCCAACAGTAAAGTCGATAACCTTTTCTACATTTGAACTTGAACCAGTGAATACTGTGTCTTGTCCAGAAGTTCCATCTGTGGTATCTGTTGTTTTGTTTTCTGTATATACAATCTGTTGCGTTGCACCC